TTCTATTACTTGTTTCTTTTAAATCAACATTATCAAATAATTTATCCTTTATTATTTCTTCTTGCGCTGTATATAATATATTATAATAAGGCATAATTTCATTTAATTTTTGATTTAAATAAAACTTAAATAAATTAGCAGTTTCAAAACCTATTTCGTTTTCATAGTAATGATTTAGAATATTATTATTTAATATATTTCTATAACTTTCATTAAATATAGGATAGTTCTGTAGTCCAAAATCAAAATTATTATCTAATAAAGATTTAATTGTTATTGTATATTTCGCCATCTTCTTCACCTTCCTCGTAATTAATTATATCATCTTGATTTAAATTTAGTAAATCTAATACTTCTTTATTTAAAGATAATTCTATATTTAAATTATACTTTTCATTAATTCTATCACACGCTTCTTTTCTAGTTTTATAAAAACAATTTAAATAGTAATTTATAAGATCATCATTAGACTCAACTTCGCTAGTAATTAATCTTTCTTTTTTATCAGTATTCGCATTATCAATACCTAAGTAAGTAAGTGCTTCGTTCCATATTTCATGTTTGTGATTTTCAAGTTTATCTATTAAATACGGTGCATCTGTTTTTAATACATTAAGTTTATTTGATATATCAAATTGCTTATTTCCAAATATAAATGGTGTATTTCCTGAATATTGCATATATACATTCTTAAGTGTTAGTATTGTCTTTGTATCACCTTCAATTAGAACAGGTGTTTTTTGTGCAATTAAATTAGTGTCAATAGTTCTTTCAGTTTCATAAAGTCTATAAGCAAATAATTGTAAACTTTGACTTGTTGGAATTTCTAAATTATTATTCATGATATAAATAACATCATCAAATAAATAAGTTTTATTATATCCTAAAGACCAAGCCATTACCTTTTCCGGTAGCAAGTATACATTTAATTTATCTGATGGATTTACTCTAAGGGCTAAATATCCTTTTTCACTATCTTTAACAAAACAAGCTCTACCGTTTTCATATAATGCAAGTTCTAAGAATCTTGATGCTCCAAAACCTGCGACTTCATCTAAACCTTTCCAAGTAAATAAAGATGTCGCAATTAATTTTAATCTATTTATATAATCAATATATGTTAAGTTATTTATATTCATTGCAATATCAGTTTCACTTAATTTTTTCATTATATCACCTCCTAAATTATATTATTTGATAAATTATAATTATACATTGTGTTTGGATTATGCCATAATGTAACGCCATTATTAAACATACTTTTAATTATATTTAAATAAGATTGAGGTATATCTCCATCAAAATTACAATCTATCGTTTTTACATAATTCCAATTTTGACGCCCTGTAATATTCGGTACTTTCAATTTATTTACTTTATAACCAAACATTGTAAAATAGTCATCTATAATTTTTGCATATTCTTGTTTTATAGTCATTTTATACATGTGAATTCTATTTTCACCAGATGCAACAGTAACATCACCACTATTTAAATTACCTGATACAGAATTAGGAATAAGTGAATGTTGTGTAACTTGTCCTATAGATTGACCTATTGCTAAAAGACCACTAGCAATACCAACTGGACTATGTGTCGCTATTCCTACACCTGTAGAGACAAGAGCTCCAGTAGTAGAAAGACCTATATTTATACCATTTTGAGCTAGCCAATTGGTATATTGACTACTTGACCAGTTAAGTTGAGGATACTTTCCACAACTTATACCTTCTTCCCATCTAACATTATCATTTTTATAGTTTAGTGGTAATGCTCTCATAGAACAACCTGGACTTAAACAACCATATAGTCTTAATGACATTAAATTATCTGTAGTATCCCATAGTTCTTGATTTAAAACTATAGATTGTCCTGAGTTATTAGAAACATTAATATAACAATATGGATATGTAAACAATTTATTATTTTTTGGTATATACCCATTTAAATTATTTATTTTACTAATACCAATATCAAAATGTGCAGGTTCGTTAGTTTGAGTAACATATACTGTACCATTTACAGGAGCAAGCCACTTAGGAGCTATAAACATACTAAGTAATGCATCTTTTTTACCCTTTGAATCTAAATTAGCTAAAAAACTTTTTAAACTATTAAAATCATTATTATCCCATCTACAATACTCACAGCCACTAGTAATACCATTGTATTTACCCATAGTAAATGTTTCTAGATCAGATGGCCCAACAGTAGCACCAGTAATAATAGTAGTATCATTATTATAATTATCTTTAATATGTTCGTTTACAACATATTCACCTAATTCAACATTTTCAGGAACAGTATTTATACCAATGCTATCATCGTTTACATGTTCTCTTTCAGTAAAGCACATTTTATATTCTATATCAAATTGATAAGTTTGGAACACATCTGTTTCAAATGTAATTAAAGTACAATTTTCATTAACATACACCATATTAGTAATAAAACAATAATATATTTTATCACTAAAACCAACATTTTTATAAAACATATAATTACAATTAATTATATCATCTATATTAGCACCTACTTTAACAGCGCTATCATGTCGTTGATATGTATATTCACTATAACTTTTTAATACAGTAGAATTAAAGTAACTTTCTTGCGATGCAGAATTAGTGAATGTCAATTGATTTTTATAGTCGTTTTCAAGTGGAGTTTTACATAAATATATCATTCCTTTAGGTTCGACATTATACATTTTTATCATTCCTTTCATTAAAATAGAGGTAAGAGATAAATTCTCCCACCTCTTATGTTATGCATTTGTAACAGTAACTGTTGCTGTGCCTTTTTGACCACTTGAAGCAGTAGCGGTAACTGTTCCTGTACCAGCAGACATTGGAGTTAAAGTAACATGAGTATTATCTACTTTTGTTACTGTAAAGACTTCAGGTTTACTAGAAGTAAAGTCAATGTAGTCTGTACTGTTTGTAGGTGTAACACTTATTTCTAAAGTTTTATAAGCTGGAGAATCATTTAAATTTAATTCTACACTATCAGCACTAAATGCAACAGCTGTTGCAGGAGTAGGTTCTTCTGTTGCAAGAACAACAGCATTAGCAAATGGACAAATTGCATAAGTACCCCAAGCATGTAAATATTCATTCCAAGCCATAACTCTTGCGTTATAGAATTCATCAAATCTAAATATATTATCATATATTTGTAACCATGATTCATCACAAATTACACCGATAATCTCAGGACTGTCAAATTCATCGACTTCAATAACGCGGCCTAGGAAATTGGCCTTATCTAAGTTAAATGAACTTGCTAGTGCGTCGACGTCAACTTCTGCCATCGCATCAGCTTTAATTATAAGTACAACTCTATCAGGATCGGTCCATGTTTTAATTAAACCATTCGCACCACTGAATTTAGAATAAGCATTATATTTAGTTGATGGAAAACTTAATTTCTTATATAAACTACGTACTTTTTTAAGAAAAGCTTTACTTGATGCTTCATCTGTAGGGTTAGTTACTTTCTCTACAATTACTTTGTTGTTTACATAAGCACCATTTACTAAATCTTTAGTATATTCAAATTCATCAATATAGTTACCTGAATATAAAGAAGTAGTAATTGAAGTAATGAAATCTTCAAATTTTTCCCAACTTACAAATGCTCCTTGTAATCCTTCACGGCTTATAGTTTTAGTATATAGATCTTGTCTATTTCTTCTATAATAAGCTACATGAGTATCAGGATCAGTAATTGTAAGAAGTTTTGCCATTGCAGTATTAGAAAATTCATATTTTTCAGCAATTGCAGGGTTAGTAAATATGTCTTGAATATCAGTTCCTAGTGGAATACTTCCTTTTTTAAATATAGAAAGTGGGTTATCGTAACTTTTGTTTCTAACTATTGTTAAAGCTATTCTATTAATTAAATTAGTAACAAATTCATTAAGCATAGGTTGGTATGCATCATTAAATAAAATATTAGCAATAGTTTGAATGTTGTTATCAGTTGCAGCTGGTACAGTTTGTACAAATGCTTCTGTACTATTGTTTCTAATATAGTTAAATGTTTTTACGCCTTTCATATTATATCAATTCTCCTTTCTCATTAATGATATCCTCAAGTTTGATTTTTTCATCTTCACTTTTTGGCTCATCGTTTTCGGTTTCATCTTTTTCAAAACCTATTTTTTGAAATAACTTTCCATTAACTTTTAATAATTCTTCATTATCTTTTGTTAGATCAGCAATACTTTGAGATTTACTTTCTACTTCATCAACGGCTAAGTTATAGTTAGTTAAAACATTTAAAAGCTCTTCACTAACTAAAGCCTGAGTTGTATCATCTAACTTATCTTTAATTGAAGTTATTAAATCTTTAAAATCTTCTTTAGTTAACATACTTTTATCTCTCCTTTCTTTAAGATCAAATGCAC